GAAAGGATTGATGATTGAGGTGAACGATCCATCTCTGGCCTTAGTCAATGACTAAGGGCTTTGACTATTTTCGGTTAAGAAAATAGGCACCCACCTCTGAGAGATTCTAAGTTGGAATCTCGCTGAAGTTTGTCGAAGATGATTCAGAGGTCTCCCGATCAAAGGGACATGAAAAAACTTCAACAACGCGGCAACCCCGTCCAGGGGATCTTTCCTTTGTTTGGAAAGAACAACTGGTGCTCTTACGAGCAACTGATGAAGCTTACTACACCAACGTGTGGCGTAGCTTGCATCAAGACGTGAATGCCACCCTAATGAACCAGAATTGCGACTTACTAATGGGAGAGCATATCCTAATCGCTCTTCCACTTCTTTCGCAACTAAGGTGCTAGTCGAGTAAAGTCCTCGCAACCAACATTGGTTCGAGAACGCCACAAGACTTGCAATAACATTAGGTTCAGTAGAGGTACTATCTGGCCGGGGTTTTAAGTATACGGGTGTTATATCAACACCTTTATACGCATCAACTCCGCAAGACTCCTTGAAGTTTCCAACAAGGAAGCTTTTACGCTCATTGATTTTTAAGCCAAAGAGCGTAAGCCAGTGTACGACGTGGTGCGCATATTTCGTATCAACGATGATATCATCACCGTAGACGCGAATATGCCTCGCGGCGCGCATGGCATTTCCCTTCGTAGCACTCTTGTGCTGCGAGTCCAGAATGGCAGTAATTGCTATTACAGCAAATACTACGCTCTGAACAGGAAAAGTCAATGCGTTACCCATACCGGCAAACTTACCTAGTGTTACAACGTTTGTATTGTTGTCAACACATTTGGTACGACAATCGATCATATGAGAGTAAAATCCCTCATATGAGCCGAAAACGACATTGACGAGTTTCAAACTCATCAAATCGGATGCGGCTTTAAGATCGAGTGTTGACCACTTGCCAGTACGGGATCCTTCAAGCGCTAACTTTTGGTTAAGCGTTTGATCGGATAATGCTAAGCACTGTTTAAGAATATCACACTTCAGGATGTTATCCCTTAGTGCGGTATTCAATCCTTGTTGAATAAATTGATTCAACACAGGTTCAACAGTAATAGTTCTGTTCGAGGAAGAATCCTTTGGAACAGAGATTAGCTTAGCACTGCTGCGAGAAGAACCGTAATCAAAGGATTGCGGGGTTGGTGCACTAATAACTTCACCATTCTGACTGGTCGACAAAACCGGTCGGAACGAAGTGGCGAAGGTATCATATGCATAACTCTCCGTGTCGAAACTATCATTACTGATAGAGTCGGCAACGGCTAACCACTTCTGGTTAGCCTTTAGTCCTTCTTTTACGGCACCTGGTCCGTGTTTCGCTCTTATATCTTCGAAGTTGTTAAGATGCAACTTCGGCATCATAAGTCGCGAGACAACGCTCAAACGATAAGATTCTCGGTCGGGAAAAACTACCCCGGTTGCGAGGTTATCGTTAGAGAAAAATCCTTCAACAGCTTTGAGATGTAATTTGTCGTTACTCTCATCACTAAGTTGGATTTTCTTAAACATGAAGAGTATCTGGTATAAATTTACAAGTATACCAGGGTTACTATCATGTTTAACGAGACCAGTTATCGGTTCAAAAACTTCTGAGAACATACCCTGGAAAATTACAGGGATTGTTCCCCCGCGGATTGTTTTAAAACCCGCAGGGCAGCAGAACTTACCAGAAGCTAATCCTTGTTGTAAGGATCGGCCTAAGGTAGGTAAGGCTATGGAAAGGAAACCATAGCCCTCATTTTTGAACCTATCATCGAGCGTAATGATATCACGCTCGACGCCTTTCACACCACTCTCTAGTCTGCTAAAATCATCTAGCAGACTTCGAAGGAGAACTATAGGACTTTTCATGTTACCTCCTTGAGGTTGACATTCCTAGTCCTAGCTAGCTATCCTACCCAGAAAATGCTGGGTTATCCACTGACTGAGGTGGTGGCGGGGTAGAAATCCCGTCAACATTCAAAGTCACCGTGCAGCCCGAAAGTAAGGCAGCAAGGAAAACTAGAGCCAGCAGCCACGCAACGATCGCAATAGCGGCAGACTTGCCACTAATTGCTTTCATTACGATTGCCACTGGACTAGCTTTGTGGTAGTCACTTCCGAATCGGCGAGAGTATCGGTCAGCGCCTTAACCAAAGCAATTGCTTCGGCCGAGGTAAAGCCAACAGGTACGCTCAACGAGATGGATGCGCTCGCTTCTTTGCGACGCACTGCCAAAGTGTAGGGATCGGTAACGTCCTTTCCAAGCAGAATCTGCATGTAATGGCGTTCACCGTCCTTGAGCTTCGCGTGATTGATCTTCAGGGTGTAACCCCCTCCGTTCGTATCACGCCGTTCAGAACCGTAACTGTCCTGGTTCACAATAGCGAGAACCAATTCAGGATTCGGGCTGGACGCGGCAATAGTGATTGGATCAACAAGCATAGGAAGTCTCCGTACAATGGATTGGGGAAGTAACCGGAATTGGTTACCTCCTAAACTTGGATCTCGTCGCTAAAAGCGACCCAAGTATCGAAACCTGATATGGTGTTAAATTATCCACATCAGATGTAGCTTTCACATTGAGTGCTACCGCAAGATCCCGTCTAACTTGAGAACGGAAATGGAAAGAGCTCTTATGGAGATAGTTGTTCTTAACTTGAACAGTATTCCCAGTCGGAGCAACTCCAGTCGTGTGGTAGCTATAAGTTTGACTCTTCAGTGTTGTGGACACATCACCTTCAATTAAGCAGGTAATGAAACCCCAGTTGATTAGATCCCGATCTTGATTGATATTGTCAATAACATTGACATAATCACCAAAACCGGTAAACCAATCGACTAACCAAGTCCATGGGACAAGATTATACAAGTCCGTAGGAGTTGGCACAACACCCAATTGACGATACCATTCACGGGATCGAAAAATTGGAAGGTCTACCTTAGGGAATTCGAAAGTGGTATTAACTACCATTTTCAACGTCACTTTCCGATTCATCTCTGATTCGGTAACTGCCGTACTCTCATGAGGTAGAACATAGTAGAGCAAACCGGAAGACAGCGTACTGGTATCAGAAAAAGATTTCTGACTTCGGTACGTCGTTGCTTTCCCGTTCCTATCCATAAGCAAGTTTATACGCTTGCCGATGGAAGTTGGGGTTTGCAACAAATCTTTTATGTCGCTGTAGGTCTGACGCCACCCAAACATGTACGATAAGTACTCTTTGGGAACATCACTAGCCGTGATCTTAAAGGAGTGAATTCGCTCCAACACGGTTTGTGGTATCTTTAAAGCGGAAGACAACTCTTTGAGATGCTTTAGGGTTTCTTGTAATTGCAAAATTCCCCTTGGCAAATCGCGGAGTTCAACAACATTGCGGAACAAAGTGTATCGTCGTGTAGAGGGCACAACGCCCTTATACATAGCGATAACATGTTTCTGAATAAAAGCATCAGAAGCATTCCATTGGTCCGTTTTGTGTTGATCTGCATCGGCACTAGAGATCGTAGCTGCTGGCCCATAGACAGTTCCAATTTCCTCATCCGTCCACTTATATCTATAAGTCCACGGACCTGGATGGAATATGTCATAGGTTTGAATTCTACGGACGACACGGGAAGAAGAATCCACCCAGCAATTCCACTTACGGAATTCGCCGGAATCGGATCCAACAACACGTGTACGTTTCGTAGAATCTTCTGAGCGTTGTTTCAGAACAGGCTGGGAGGCTAAGGAGCCATAAGTCCCAGAAATATTCTGATACACCGGTGCCGAGTACCCAGTGGGAGAGTACCAATAATCAGGTTGATTATAGATGCGCTGCCACGAAGACGATCGTGCCAAAAGAACGTTTGAAGATTCTTTTGTACGAAACCTCGACACAGGGGAAATCCTACCAGACGAAACCTTGAACTTAGCAAACGGATCAACCGCAAATGCGAGTGACCGTATGAAAGTATAGGGAATTATCTGATAGAGAAGTCCTTCCAGACCAGTAGCTAACCGTCGCCTTTGTTGTGACGAATACTCGAAGAAATATCGAGGATCAAGATTACTAGGCAGCCCGCGCGTATCTTTAGACGAACGGGCTAACAAAGTAACTTTCGGCACAACGAGGCCTCCTTCCTGGTGTGAAAAGGTAGTTGTCTGTAAGAAGAACAGACACCAAAGGTGCACATTGCACCTGCCACCCCCGTGAG